ATGAAGAAAATATCCGTTTTAATTTTAGTCGCTGTGATTTTATGCGCACTATTTTATGGCCTTACATTTTTGAATTTGCCTTGGAGTGTAATTCTCTATTCAGGGAATACAGTGCAAACAATCGTTGGAATAATACTTGGCCTATGTGTCGCACATCTTATCTATTATGAAAATAATGATGATGAGAGATGAGCCGCGGTTTGGAACAACGCATTGACAAGCAAGAGTTGTTTGATTTCAATGTAACAAAACGGATTATTGGCGCATGGTTGCCAATAAACGGCGTGGAGATTAAATCGTTTCTCCAAAATGAGAAATACTGCAACACAGACGCAAATGCCTTGTTATCACACAAAGGGAAAGAACACGTTGTGGAATATGAGATAAAATCTCGTTACAAGGATTTTGACAAGTTGGAGCGTTTCCCATTTTCTGAATTATCAATCAGGAAAATACTAAAGATTAAACGCTATCTTGAAGAACACAACAAAGACGCTCATCTTAGATATGTTCAGATTTACACGGACGAGAAAAAAGAGAACGTTGAAGCGGTATTCTTGTTCAATCTCGATTGGTTGAAGAAGCACATAACAATCAAGAATTGGAAGCAGCCCCAAAATAATTTTGAGTGGGAACACCCCAATAATTTTGATATTGAACGTTTCAGTATTGATAATACCAACGGAATTCCGTTCTTAGAGCAATCCAAAACACAGAAACAGGACAAAGCCCATTTCACTTATATGCAATGCAAGAAAACGCAATACAAGAGTGAAAGTGAAATTATAAATGAGCTTATATTGAACTTTCCATTGCAAGACGCAAGAATGATATATCTTGATTCAAAAGTGCGCTCAAAATATGAGTTTCTATTGAAGGGAAAGACACAGAACAAATATAATCCCAATTTTTTTGAGGCGTTTTGATTTGGATTTTACACAAGAAGGTAGTATAATATAAAAGGAAAAGGAGGAGATAAAATGCCCACTATAAACAAACCAAAACCAAAGAGAAGGAATAGCAAGAAGATTGGATTACAAGCCCAAATTCAACGTTTGGTTTATAATACAAGCCGTTGGCGCAAATTGGTTGCCGCAAAGAAAATGATGAATCCCCTTTGTGAACGTTGCTTGGCGCGGCAAGAAGGAGAACGGGTAAAAGCCGTTGAAGAAATTCATCATATCATTCCAATGTCTCGTGCTGCAAATGAATTGCAGATATTAGAACTTGGATTTGACCCCTCAAATTTGATGTCCGTGTGTTGTCAATGTCATGAAGATATCCACGCTGAAATGCGTGCTAAACACAAAAGAAAATTCACGCCGTGAGGTGTTATTAAATAAGATTATTACATTCAATTATTATTAGTAGTTTTCACGCCCAATTGCCAAAGTGTTGGTGATTGGGCATTTTTTGTGGAAAAATTTGACTTTTCACACCGTTGTTAGTATAATTTATAATATAAGACACTATTTATAAATTGAAAACTAATCTAATAATAATATGAGAATCAATTTGAGTCAAAAATTTGCGGTGAAGCCCAAGGGTGCTGAATGCGCAAAGATAATCTTTTCAGAACATGAAATTACAAGCGTTGCAGCTTTTCTATTTGAATGCTGTTCAGGTCGTGCAGTTTGTCCCTTATTCAAGAAGGAAGACGGCGCTACATTATTGAGAATAGCTGAAAAGCGAGATGAACGCTTTATTAAATCACACACGATATTTCTCGACTTTGACAACGAGCAACAGACCCCACAAGAACTAATTTCAAAGGTTGATGGGGATATTCAAGCAAGTTGTGCATTTAGTTCATATAGTGATAGCCACTCGCAGCGCAAATATCACATGTTCTTCCTATTTGAGGACGCTTTGAATAAAGAGCAGCACTCTCTAATTTCAGAGTTCCTATATGAACAATACAAGAAGGTTTCATCATTTGAAGATTCCCTTGACGCTTGTAGTATCAAATCATCTCAAATGTGTTTTGGCACAAGCAATCCGTTATCAATCTTCAATAACAACGAGAAGATTTTCAGCGGCGCGGAACATTTCTTTCAGTTGGAAGCCTTTCAGCAATGGGCGATGGAACGTGAAGAAGAAGAATGCAGCAGCGCAGAAGAGAAACACGCTCACAAGTCCTCAAAAGGGGCAAAGAATGAAGGTGGCAATTCATATATCAATTATACCATGTGCAACGATTATGAGAATATGCTTTGGAATGAGTTTGCGGAAAAATGGGGTGTTGATGGATATGAAAGAGGATGGGTGAATTACAGATTGGAGCATGAAGGGTGGCTTTTTTCTCCTGATTCCAAAATTGCCTATCAGTATGTAAATCCTGAGAAGTATTTCCAAATGCCCTATTTCATTCATCGCGGACATTTCAATGAAAGCTCATCGGAGACATTGAAGCATTGGTTGTTACAAACCATGTCATTGTACAAACTTTTGAATGCTCGTTGTAACACTGACCTGAATAGAATCTTATTCCGTGTATTGCAAAAAATTGAGTTACACAATATCGACCCTGAACACTTGCTTACTTCTCGTGACCTTGTTTCAGTGATGGAAGAAGTTGATTCATACACAGAAGAACAAATTGAATCCACTTATTCAAAGCGTTTGGAGTATCTCAAAGAGACAAGCCGCCCAAAAAGTGGAATCATAATCAAGAAGAGCAAAGCCAATCGAGATGTGGGCTATTCAACGCTATTATCCCAAGTAAAACGGGAATGTGTGCTTGATGTTGTTTCAGGACAAGAAAGCCCCCAAGAAGCACTTGCGATTGTGCAGCAGAATGAAAAAACCAAACGTTTGGATATAAGCCTTCCTTGGATGGAAAACTTCTACTATAGAGTAATGAAATTCACTCAGGAGAAGAAAATGACCAACTTAGGAAATCAGTTGAAAGCAATCCGTGAACTGTTGGAAGAGGATAAAAATTTATCTGTGCGGAAATTATTGGCGTTGTTGAAAGAGAGAAAAGGAATCACGATTGGTATTGCTACATTACAGCGACGTTTGAAGGAGTTGAAGAATTGACATTAGTTTTTTGTATATTATTTTTTTAGTACCACTATGCGTTTATAACGTGTGGTGGTTTTCTTTGTATATGCGTTTATTTGCCTTCTCAGAGCGTTTCTAATCTCCAATGATACATTGTGCTAATCCCTTGTATAACGTCTTAGAATGGTCGTGTTTCATTGGTTGGTTGTTGGTTCTAATAATACCAATGAAATTAGTGGGGTTTCAAGGTGTTCCATTTTCTGAAATAGAGATATATTCTTGGATGTGTAGTTCTATATAATAAAATCAGATTGTGGAACACCCAACACAAACACATAAATCCACCCTACAACCAACGAGTAAAACGAGTACCAAGAAAAAAACTACCTATGGATTATAACAACGTGCAATCGTTGGTATAACATAGGGATAACAGTATAATAGGATTATATGGAACATTCCAATCATATCCAAGGATAACAGCAACCATAAAACAATAACACATGAACGAGTACACGAGTTCATACATGAATGAGAGTGAAACGATTCATGAATGTAATACTTGAAAGGAAAGCACTCTATATAAAACCATATAAAGGATATAACCAATACAACAATCGCAGATTGCATTATATCTCCAACGATAACCGATTATCAACGTTTAATTCCGTTCTACTGCATTAAATCATTCCAAGCGTGGAAACGTTCAGGAGGGCAAATAAAACGCTTATATGGAGGAAATGACCACAAGGAAAAAAACGCACAAAAACGCACCAAATATCACGGAAACGTTGAGTTTTTTCCGATAACGCGCTATTTATTATTATAAAGGACAAATAAAAAAACGACAATGAAGAGAAGTTCAAAATACTATATCGACACAATCAAAGCGGCTTTGATATTGAAGCACTCAGAAGTTGATGAAGAGACGGGTGAAGTGGGATTAAATCCTGAATTTGAAATCCTTTTGGATATGCTTGTTGATAATCTCGACCTTCTTTCAGAATGCAGAAAGAGTATCAAGAAAGTTGGGATATATGATGTGCAGACCAAGAAGCGCAATGCATTGTTGACGGTGCAAAAGGAAACACAAAATACTATCATAAAACTGTTGTCATTATTGACGATTCCACCCTTTTATTCAAGTAGAGTGAAGAGCGCAAATGAAAACGGCGATGACCTTTCAGCCGATGAATTTATAAAAGCCCTAACAAGTTCCAATTATGAAGGAGAAGAGTGATTCAAAAGGCACTGATTCTCTTCTCAAATATAAGCAATATGCGTTGGATGTCCAAAATGGAAAAATAACGGCTAATCAATACATAAAACAAGCAACCAAACGTTACCTTGATTGGTTCTCTCGTCCTGATATGGAGTTTAGGCCACAAGCCGTTGACAAGGTGGTGAATTTCATCTCAAAACTTAGGCATTTCAAGGGGGAACACGCAGGACGACCATTCAAATTATTAGACTTTCAGAAATTCATAATATCTAATATGTTTGGTTTCTATTGGAAAGATGAAGAAGGCAAACCAAAGAATCGGCGTGTTGTACAGTATGTTTGGTATGAGGTGGCAAGAAAGAACGGAAAAACGGCTCTTGCTGCTGCGATTCTCCTTTATATGATGATTGCGGACGGTGAACAAAGCGCCGATTGCTTTTTCCTCGCAAACAGCCACAAACAAGCGTTACTTGCCTATGAGTTTGCACACAAATTCATTGGAAATCTTGACCCAAAGAACAAATTCTTTCAGCGATATAGAGACAGTATCAAATTTCCGCTTACCAATTCTCAAATTAGTTGTCTTGCGGCAGATTATAAGAGAATCGACGGACTCAATGTCTTTGGGGGACTGATTGATGAATTTCACGAGGCTCAAAATGAAAAATTGTACGCAAACATAGTGTCAGGTATGCAAAGTCGTCGCAATCCCATGGCCATTATCATCACGAGTGCAGGCTTTGACATGAACGGCGTTGGCTATACCAAGAGGAAAGAAATGATTGAAATTCTGAGCGGAAAAGTGCAAGACGATTCACAGCTTGTTTTTATCTTTTGTCTTGACCCTGAGGACGACTATAAAAACCCAAAAACGTGGATTAAGGCAAACCCGAGTCTTGGGCAGACCTTATACCCTGATAAACTCCAAATTGAGGTGAATCGAGCGCAATCGCCCACTGTACAGCCGTTCATATTATGCAAAAATTTTGGGCGGTGGGGATTAACCGATTATGAAAAGACGTGGCTAACTCATGATGAGATATTAAATGTCACATGCGATATAAGCCTTGACCAATTTGACCCTGATAATACTATTGTGTGGCTCGGGGTAGACCTTGCGAGCACTTCAGACCTCACAGCGCTAAGCATGATGGTTGTGGAAGATTCTGATGATGGAAAATTGTATTACTTCAAAACGTGGTATTTCTTGCCTGAATTGTCACTTCAACAGAATATGAACCAAGAAATATATCGGAAAGCAATAAATCAACATCAACTCATAGCTACCAACGGAAATGTATGTGATTATCAAGAAGTTACCAAAATTATTCTCAAAATCGCGGAACGCTACACAATCGGGGGTGTTTTTTATGATAGTTACAATGCTACATCATGGGCAATTGATTGTACAAACCAAGGCCTTCCAATAACCCCGCTGAGTCAAGCATTATGGTCGTTTAATCGTGGAACAAAAGAATTCACCCGTTTGGTTAAGAAGGGTGCTTGCAGAATTGATAATAACATTCTCACTCGTTTTTGCTTTGATAATTCTGAGCTTAAATTTGACCACAACGAGAACTGCAAGCCCGTTAAGAAGGGTGGTGCAAAAGGAGGAAGCGCAAAAATCGATGGAACAATCTCAATGCTTAGCTGCATTTGTGGCTACTTATTACAACCCCAATTTGACACTTCAATATAATATAGAAAAAATCAATAATACCAATGAAAATATTTGGTTTAACAATAAAAAGAGAAACGCGGAATTTAGTAGAACAGCCGTCTATTTCTTATGAAGAGAGAATATCGCAGAGCATGACTACATTCCAAGAACTCCTTAATCCAAACGACCGTGCACAAAATCTCTCAAGTGTATATCGGTGTGTAGATTTAATCAGTTCAACGGTGGCTAATTTGCCCCTGAACGTCTTATATATCGACAAGAAGGGAAACACACGAGAACAAAAAAATCATCGCTTGCAGAAGGTATTTGACAACATGGTGATGACTCGTTACAACTTCATGAAGAAACTTATTTCCGATGTTCTGATAAAGGGTAACGCCTATTGTTATTTGAAGAGAAACGAGCAAGGTGATGTAATTGACGTTATCTATTTAGAGCCAAACGATGTGATGGTGATTTGGGATAAGAAAAAACAAGAACTCTATTATCAAATACCCTTTCTGAGCAAGGTTCAGAAGATACAAGCCTTTGACATTATCCATTTGCAGAACAATTCAAATGATGGAATACACGGCCAATCGGTTCTTAGTTTTGCCGCTCGTCAATTGCAAATCGCACACGGCGCGGAAAATTCAGCAAAACAGATATTCCAAAGCGGCGGACAACCTGCACGTGGTGTGCTTTCAACACTAAGCCCAATCAGTAAGGCTCAAAAACAACAATTAGCCCAAAATTGGACGCAATCCACAAATGGTGTCTTGGTGTTAGGCGGCGATATGAAATTTACCCCACTGAGTTCCAATGCAGAAGAAATGCAGCTATTAGATTCAAGAAAGTTCAATGCAATCGAGATTTGTTCATTCTTTGGTGTACCCCCTGAACTCTTAGGCTTGGGTAATAAATCAAGCAATGTGGAGGACTTAATGAACTTATTCCTTACAACCACGATTCAGGGCTACATTTCAATGATAGAACACGAGTTCAGTCGCAAGATGTTCAGCCCTCAAAGTCAAGGGAAATATAAAATCGATATTGATGAGAATAATTTGTTGCGCCTTTCAAAATCACAGCAAGCAAGCTATTATTCAACGCTCTTGCAAAATGGTTGCCTTTCAATCAATGAAGTTAGAAGTGAATTAGGCTATGAAAGCCTCACACAAGAATTTGATTCACATATTATACCGTTTACGGACATCAGCATGAATAAAATAAATTCAGACACACAAGAAGAAGAAAATGAAGGAACAGAAGGAAAAGGAAATTGAGAAGCGTTCATTTGAGCAAGAAGGCAAAATTGAACTTTCAGGAAATGTAATTAGCGGGTGGGCTATCAGGTTTAATGTTTGGTCGCAGCTTATCGGTGGGGATTTCTATGAAATTATAAAGCCGTCCGCAATCACGCAAGAAGACATCGATAAAAGTTTCATCTACATGTATTATAACCATGATGAAAAAAAGGTGCTTGGCGTTCATCGTGCAAAGGATGACAAGAAGCAAGGAAGTCTTATGCTTGAAGTTGTTGAGAATGAGGGCTTGCGCTTCATGCTTGAGTTACCCGATAGCGAGGTTGGACGAGAAGTAAAACAATATATTGAACGTGGGGACTTGGGCGGAATGTCGTTTGGATTTTCAGTTCACGAGGACAAGAATAGTGATGAATGGAACTATCAATTTAATTGTGGTGGTCAATCGTTTGAGCACCCGCAATTGTGCCATGAAATATATAAAATGCGTTTGTATGAAATTAGTTGTGTCTTTAATCCTGCTTACGCTTACCCTGATGGTGGCACTTTGGAATTGCAGAAGAAGCGTGCAAGTGATGTGCGCATGAAATCTGATGAAATCAACCAAATCATGGACGCAACCATTGAGGAATTTGAAAAACTTTGATGATACCACGCTATTTATTAGAAGAATAGACTATTTATATATATGAGTATTAGAAGTACATATCACATTCAAAATGAGATTTCTGAGAAACTGAAAATGAAGGAACAAATCGTTTCAGAAGTCCGTGAAATCTGCAACAAGCGGAAATTAGAAATTAGGTCGTTTACTCATGATGATAGAAGTAAATTGGAGCGTTTCCGCAAAGACATTTCTAATATCAACGAGGAAATCAATGAATTAGAAAAAGAACTCAGAGAAAAAAATTATAATTATAATAACAATACAGAACAACAAATGGAAAAGAGAAATTTTTCTTTACTAAATGCTATCCGCGCAATTGCGGAAAATCGTTCACTTGACCCAATCGCACAAGCTGTGGTTTTAGAAGGCCAAAATGAAATGCGCAGCCGTTCATTATCGCTTGTAGGTCAAATCCAACTTCCTTCAAATTATGAAGAGCGAGCAATAACCGTTCAGACAGAAGGCCAAGACGTGGTCGCAACAAACCTCATGGACGTTATGGGGTCATTAAAGGCCAAAAATGTACTCGTGAAGGCGGGTGCAAGAGTTCTCGAGAACCTCCGAGGCGATGTACAATTTCCGCTCTCGAGTTCTGCAAATTGCAGTTGGGAAGGTGAAACAACAGAAACACCAACGAGTGATTTGACATTTACCCATGTAAAATTGTCCCCAAAACGTTTGTCTTGCGTTGTGGGCGTTTCCAAGCAATTTTTGTTACAAGATTCCGCAAGCGCAGAAGCAGTTATCAGGGAGGAGATTCTTTCCGCTATCAATTCCAAATTGGAAAAAACAGTACTTTCAGATGAACAAGGGTCTAATACAAAGCCTGAGGGACTATTCTACAACGGCGGCGCACCCCTTTCAGAAGTAAGTAAATTTGCAGACATCACAAATTTAGAAGCAGAAGTTGAGGATGCAAATGTTGATGGCAATGTTGTTTATCTCCTTTCTCCAAAGGCCAAGGCAGGCTTTAGAAATATGGCAAAGGGTGATAAAAACCTTGTATATGAAAACGGCGCTATTGATGGTACTGAATCGATGAGCACTTCAAATATCAAGGACAAAAATTTTGCTTATGGTGATTTTAGTAATGTCGTGATTGCAAATTGGGGAAATTTGGACTTGACCGTGGACTCAATTAGTAAGGCCGCACAAGGCCTTGTTATGCTTGTAGTGAATTTCTATTGCGACGTGAAAGTACTTAGAAATCATGCAATTAAGGTGGCAAAATTGAAATAAGATTCATAACGTTATACAGATATGGGAGAAGAATTTGTTACATTGGAGATGATAAAAACTCATCTCAACATAGAGCAAGGTTATCATTCAGAAGATGATTACTTACTTCATCTCAGGTCAGTTGCTTTCTTAGTTGTTCAAAATCATATCTGTTCAGATTTAGCAACGCTCAGTGGTCATAAAAAGGCCATTGGGCATTGCCTATTACTTTTAATAGGCACACTTTATCTTCAGCGCGAGAGTATTTGTACATCTTCAATGAAAGAATGCCCCCACACGCTACAATTCATATTAGACCAATATAAAAATTTTGGAGGATAGATTATGTTTGCAGGAAGGTATAATAAAATGGCTATTATTAGAAATCCGAGCCTTTGGAAAGAAACAGAAGCGGCAACGGCCAAATCAGGTTCAAGCAAATTGCGCAAATTGAAGAATCTACAAGAAGATGATAAATTCTTTGGGAATACAGGGGTGACGGGGACGGTAAAGAATGAGGAGAAAGACCCTGAAATATACATCAGACAAGTTCATGATTTGAACAACTCCAAAAACCAAGAGTATGCGCACGCATTAAGACCGATTACAAGCAGAATTTTTGCGACGCGTCTACACAATGAAAAGCATTGTTCAGAAGGAAGCCTTTTGAAAATTCAGAACAGCGATAACGAGAAAGGCAAGACATATAAAATCGTTGAAACGGCTATCAATGATACAAATAAAGAATTGTGGTTGTATTGCGATAGGGTACAAAATAGCATTGAGGAGTAATCATGAATTTAGCTATCAAGGTGATTAAGAACACGGCAAAACAATTTGTTTCAGAGTTGCAGAAGGAGAGCAAAAAGGCCTCGAGAAAGGCGATTGGACGTTGTGGCCTCTTGTTGAGAAATCAGGCAAGAAGAAACCTCAAATCATCAGGTATCAAAATAACCGACTCACATTTTGGCGATAAATTGGTTCAAGGCGTGCGTGCAGGTCGTGTATATAGACAAGAAAACTCATTCAAACGCAATGTAAGAATCACGGCAAATCGACGCAACAAACAAAGTGGGTGGTTTAGGCTCGGATGGTTGAACGCGGGTACAAATGAACGCTTTCAGAAGAAGAAAAAGAATAAGAGTGTTGGTAAAATAACCGCAAGAAACTTCTATACAAACGCGGTTTCAAGTTTCAATTTCAAAGAGAAGTATGATGAACTCATGAATAAAGAATTATCCAAATTAAAGAAGTAGACAATGAACAACAGCTTTTTAATAGGTGATATCATCACTCATAATATAAATAAGACGCTTCAATACCTTGACTCAGAAGATGAACGTGAACAAGGTGAGTCACACACACTTATATCACCGATTATTCATTTTCCCGTTAAACGAGATGAATATTGTGGACGATGGGTAACTTACAGAAGAACAAGTTGCGAGCCTATGTTCTCAAAAGACGGTTTACACATTGACAAGGTTTCATTTGAAATCAATGTTGCATGTGCAAGTTACATCGATTCAATTTCAGCGGCAACGCTTATAAGAGAGTTATTTGACGGCGCAAGAATGCTTTCCAACTCATCAGAAGATGAAGAACCTGATTTGTTCATGAGAAATGTGCGTTTGGTCAATGCAGAAGAAGCATTTGATTATGATATGTATGTTCAGACGATGGAATTTACTTGTGAAGTACACTCGACTCAAGGCTCTCATTTACAGCAACTCAAAGACGCAGAAGAAGAACAATACAGAACAACAACAGAAGAAGATTAAAATAAAATAAATTATAATTTATACTATTATGGCACAAATGGAACGAGGAGATGATATAATGCTCTTTTCAGAAAATGGGAAATCGCTTGCATTTGGTAAATCTCATACCCTCACAATCGGTGTTGAAACGCAAGAAGTGAGTACAAAAGACCACGGAATTTATAGTGGCAAGAAAGGAACAAAAATCAATTGGAGCATTAGTGCTGAACACATGTACAGTGAAGGCGCTTATGATACCCTTTTTGATAAGATGGTTGCTCTCGAGCCAATCACCGTTTATTTTGGCAAGAAAAAGAGCGAGACGGCTGATAAGACTGTTGCGGACGGCGACCTTGATGCGTGGAAACCAAATACACCAACTCAAAGCACCCTAAGAACAGGACAAGTGATTATCACCAAACTCGACTTGCAAGCTCAATCGGGCGATAATGCAACGTTTAGCGTTGAGTTTGAAGGTGTTGGTAAGATTTCAAAGGCAAAGACAATCCCCGCATAAAAAAAAATTGGGTGATTGGTTTGGAAATTCAATACCAATAGAGTATAATAGAAATGAGAGGCACGAGGAAAAGACCTTGCACCTCTCATTTTAATCAATACACAAATAACCTATTAAACAAAAAAGAATGAAGAAAAATTACTTTGGCCTCATTATCAGAGGAGTAGATTACAACATTGGCTTCAACGTCCGCGCTTTGCTCATGTATGAAAAGCTCACAAACCAATCGTTCAGTCTCAAAAACTTAAAAGACCTTTGCGCCCCCAAATCATTGGAAGACCTTTGTAAGTTGTACTATTGTTTTATTGTAGGGACAAGACCTAAATTAGAACTTCCTTATGAAGTATTTCTTGAAGCTCTCGATTTGCAACCATTTAAGCTATTAGAATTTGCTGATTGGTTTAATACTGCACTTGAGGAGGAGTTTTTTAATGGACGTGTTGAAACCAATGAAGAGTAAATAATTTGCTTGGCGATTGAAAAAAACAAGACCAATAGACTATTTATATATGAGAGGTATGAGGGAAAACCTTGTATCTCTCATTATTTGATAATAACAATATAATGACAAGTAAAAATGAAAGTAACAATCAAAGAACAAGAAGTAGAATTGCGCTATTCAATGCGTGCTTTATTTACCTATGAACGGATTTCAGGACAAACATTCAATCCAAAGACATTAGAGGACTTCTGTACATTCTTCTATTGTGTTGTGTGTAGTTCAAATAAAGACCTTGATTTGACTTTTGACGAGTTTATTGACGAGGTAATTGACCCCAATCCACAAGTGATGAACGAGTTTGCGGAATGCCTATCAAAGACCATGCAGAAGAATAGCTTCCTTTCAGGTGCTACACAATCCCAAGAGAAGGAAACCAAGGGCAATAAAAAAAAGCCCTGATTGTCCATGATTTGTTCCGCCTCTGTTGCTTTGAATTTAAGGTTACAAGCATTGAATATTTCATGGACTCATTACAAGAATATGAGATAGAACCAATCATTCAGAATTTGGAATACTATGAACGCGGCGATTGGGAGCGGACACGATTTCAATCTTATTGCAACATTCAAAAGAGCAGCACTAAGAAGATAAAGCCCCAAGACCTTATTACCTTTCCATGGGAGAAGGAAAGCGACAATACAGAAGAAATAAACGGCAATTCCGAGCCTTTGACGCAAGATGAAATTGAGCGATTAAAGGAACAAGCAAGAATAATATCACAGACATTAGAAACAGATGGAGAATAAATTCAGCATACAATTGAGCGCCGATGATAGCTCACTTATCAAAACACTCAACAATTCCAAGAACAAATTGGAAACACTTCAAAAGAGTTTTGAGAAAACGGCCACTTCTTCAAATGCGTTTGGAGGAGTGACAAAGAGCCTTGAAAAGAATCTCGGTTCATTGGATTCTGTTTTTGGTGGTTTATCTTCTCAACTTGAAGGCCTTTCAGGTATGTTTGGTTCTTTTGGTGGGGGCATATCTTCATCGGTCAGTGAAATCCTCGGTTCATTATCGGGCTTATCAGGTGGCTTGCTTGCCGTTGGTGCTGTTGCCGTTGGTGTTATATCAAAGTCAATTTCTGAATGGGATAATCTTAAACAGGAACTCAATGCGTTCCAAAATATCGCAGAAGCCTCCGATGCTGAAATGCTGAAATTCTCTCAGAGTGCAAAGGAACTCAGTAACCAAAGCGGTATTGCAACAATCGAGATAATCAAAATGCAACAAGGCCTTATTGGTATCAATCCCGATTTGGTCAAAAATACCACCGCCCTTAATACCATGAGTAACGCCGTTTTAGCTTTATCGGCGGCGGGTAGAATCTCATCAGAAGACGCGGGGCAATATCTCAGTAGCGTTTTGGCAGCATTTAATTTGAGTGGAGAATCAGCCGTTGAAACAAGTAACAAGATTGCCCAAGCAAGCCGTTTGGGGTCACAAGAGATAAACAACGTGGCACAGATTCTCCAAAAATCAGGCAGCGCCTTTGCGTCGGCGGGTGTCGATTTGAATTTGGCTCTTGGTGTAATTGAAGGGGTGGGTGATAAATACCTTGGAAAATCTGAGGAATTGGGCACTGCCTTAAATAGCACCCTTTCCAAATTGATGTCCGTGCGTGAAGAATACAGCGAGTATAATTTGAGCTTGCATTCTCTCAATGAGGTATTAGAATCGGCTGCCAAAAATCACTTGACTTATGCGGATTATGTAGAATTGGTTGGTATCGCTAATGCTTCACTCCTCAAAAATTTAGTGGAGAACCGACAAAAATTTGGGGAATTGGCTTCACAAATCGACGGAACAAACGCAGCCCTCGAGATGGCAGAAGTTCAAAATTCTTCTCTTGACAAATCGTTTGAGAAACTCGGTGTTGTTACTGAGAACTTTTTTCTAAGTATCGGACAAACGGGGGTAATGCAACAATTATATCAATTCTTCCAAGATTTCATTGATTCTTGTTCTGAATTGGTTGTTTGGTGGGGAGGCCTTGTTGACCAATGGGACAATCTAATGTCTCAAACAAAGGGGCAAATTAATGTTTGGTCTTCACTTGGCCTTACATGGGAGGGGATAAAGCAAACCTTCCAAGCGCTCGTTGAAATAGTCTTTGTTGGTTGTGCTGTAATTGTCAAGGCATATCAAGGTATTTGGAATAACCTCGTTGATATTGCAAATTGGATAAGAAGTAATTTTTCAGAAACGCCAATCGGTCGTGCATTTATGGCTTCTGCAAAACAAGCATGGGAGTGGATAAAGAAACTATTTGACGGCATAAAAAAGGCTTGGGACGATTTGAAACGTTACCTTGGTTTGAAGAATGGTTCAACAACTGATGTAAAAGTTGACGTGAAAGAAAATAAGACAATCACGGAAACTTACAAAGGCGGTGGTTCAGGCCTTCCAAGTATCAAAAAGGGCGGTTCAAAGAAAGGTGGTTCAAAGAAGGGCGGTTCAAAGAAAACGGAAATTGCACCCCCTGAAATTGGCTCATTGAAATTCTATGAAGACAAGTTGCGTGCAGTCAATGATGAATTGAGTAGAACAACACCAAACGCAGGTCGCTTGCAGGAACTCAAAATGGAAGCACACGTTTTGGAAGAACAGATTGCCAAAATCAAGAAGAGAAATCAACTTCATGATAAGGTGAATGTGACCAAGGAGAAACCAACCATTGAGCAAGGAAGCATTCAGGAGATTAGCGACCTTATCAGTTCCAAAGAGCAACAGATTAAGAATGTCCGTGTTGGTTCTGATTCTTTCAACCTACTCAGAGATGAGATTGAACGCTTGAAATCCGATAAAGAGTTGCTTGAATTGAGCTTACACCCCAAGGTAGATGAGAACTCAATCCCCTCGTTACTTGATTCACTTGTAAAGGTTCAGGAGAAAATAAATGGCCTGAAAACGTCTATCAGTGTAACAACAGACAAGACAGAATTAGATTTACTCTCAGAACAATTAAAATTCTTGACCGATAAGGAACACAAGATACAATTAGAAATCGACGAGAAGAGACAAGGAAACATCAAAAACGCAATAGAAGAAATAAATCAAGAGTTTGAGAACTTGACTTATATCACTAATAATGTTGGTTCAATTTTCTCAAATCTTGGACGAGTTACAAACGACACTTTCTTATCAATGGTCGGGGCTGTTAGTAGTGGTATATCCCAAATGCTCCCACAAATTAGAACCTTAATTGAAGCACAGAAAGCACAAGCACTTGGGGGAATAATCTCTTCTAATGCCAATTTAGGATTGCTCTCATTTGGTTTAATCACAAGCGGTGTGGTATTGGTGACGAGCTTATTTGATAGCTTACCCAAGTTTGAGCGCGGCGGCAAAGTTGGCTCAGTTGTGGGCGGCAATTCATTTCATGGGGATAAGATATTAGCAAGGCTCAATTCAGGCGAGCTTGTACTAAATAAAAATCAGCAAACTCGCTTATATAATACACTCCAACAAGGACAATCAACAAGCAGCGCCCCAATGGGTGGAGGAAGTGTTCAATTTAAGATTAGTGGGCGTGATTTGGTGGGCGTCCTTTCAAATCATCAAAATAAAACAAGTAGAGTATTATAGCAATGTACAGATTTGGCTATTTCAGGGACATAAAGGACACCTTATACAAGGTGATTATAATAACGGAATATCAACATTATCACAACAATTTAGGACAAGGGCAAGGGGAGGAAATCACTCTTCTTGCTAATCCAATTACAATTGAATATGAAGGTGCAGATGATGTATTTGCGCCTTATCGGGCAAGCACTTGTTGCGTCCGTCTTTTGTTGCATGATTTTGACGAGGAATTAAATAATGCGCTTGGAAATAATGTGTTTGTAAGTCTTCAAAAGGAAGAGAAGGGCAAATATAAAACAATATGGCAAGGATTTGCCACCCCAAATGCCTACAATCAGCCGTTTATTAGTACCGTTGGAGATAGCTTTGAACTTGAGGCACAAGACGCATTGAGTAGCCTGAAATATATTCCCTATGTGAAACAAGCGACAAAGAAGCACCTATCAATTTTTGATTATGTCCAATTGGCGTTCTTACAGCTTGGGAATCTCTTTACCTTTGTACACTTTCCGAGCACCCCTAAAAACGTCGTGAAATCGACCTATATACAGCAACAAAACTTCTTTGATGAAGATGGCAAGGGCAAATCATATCTTGAAATCATTTCCGAGATATGCAAATACATGAATTGGACGCTTGTAACAGAAGGAGATGAAGTATATTTCATCGACAATTATGCAGAAGAATATGAAGTATATAATCTTCAAAGTGGCATGAAATTTCCCCTTGTTACCCTGAAAAAGAAACACACCCTTAACAAAGAAGACGTTTCAAGCAACGATTGTAATATTAGCCTTTTGCCCTCATATAACAAAATCACACTCACAAGCAAACATTATCCGATTAAGAAAACACAGAAGAAATTTGAAGATGAGAACTTAAATCATTGCCATATTGAGAGGCAAGATTTGAACTTCAAAAAAGATATGTGGTTGAACCAACATTCATTCCAAGACGATGGCCGTGATTCAAAAGATGTGCAGTTGTGGTATATCATATCAAACGCGGACACAAAGGACGCAAAAGCGCACGATTTCTTCATTAGGTACAACTACACCAAGAACAGACGATACAATTTCATATCACACCCAAAAGACGGCTCTAATAATCGACCATTGGTGAACAATGAGGACTTCAACAAGGATATATTCTTCAATTACAACGCTTGCCACCCCGTGGAATACTATTCACATGAAACTGATGATTTAGACGCACTGCCAAAAAAAATATCGCTTAAACGTGGCATTCTCTATCAAACCGCCTTTGGTAAGACCGATAATATCACGTTGAAAGAAAACGGAATTAAAGGGAAATCGGTAAATTGGACACCATTCCACGAGAACAACAACCAAGTGATTTTCTCGCATAATATAGGGCATATAGTAACGGGCAAGAATGACAATGCGTGCGTCAATATCAATTTTAATTATAAATCATATTACGGGGCATTCTTTCCTTGTAGAGAATTGAAATCCAATCGTTATAATGGCATTCAGTATCGTTTGAGAATGGGTGAACTCTATTATGATGAACGCTCTGATGATTGGACTACAACAAAACACAATTGTACCTTGTTTTTGGACGACTCAGGAGATATAATACAAGACTTTGAGAATTGGAAATCCAATCTTTTATTTGAGAATAGAAAAGGCCTGAACGTGAAATTGCCTCTTCAAATGGAAGGATATGTTGTATTTGAATTCTTGCGCCCTTATACGGGACAATCAGAATTCAAAGTATCAGACGATAAATACTTATATATAAGGTACACACCACCCGCAAACATAATAAGCGACTATGAAGCAACGTTCATTGGATTAAGTGATGATGATACAGAAACGGTATATGAGAACGTTTTGAGCGATAATAAGTTCATTGAAGAGGCCTCGGAATTGGAGACTCTTATTACCACTTATGATAACAAAGCCCCCAATTACTCATCACCTTATTATTTCAAGGATAACAAGGCCTATTTCATTCAGGATTTGGATTTTGGTTTATATGAAGCAACAGCAGAAGAATCTATCATCTTAAAGAACACGTGCCAATACAAGACACCTCAATTGAAGATGGAAATCACTCTCAATCGGGAATTGGGATTCAACAGCATAATAGAAAGCTCTTGGTTTAAGGATAAGCAATTCATCGTTTCAGGTTACTCATTTGACCCACAACAAATAAATTATACCTACACCTTCATTGAATTGAAACCGCTTGATGATTTTGAAGGGGTGAAGAAGATGAGCAAACCAAGGAAGGAGAAGCGCAATGGAGATATTATACCAACAACCGATGATTCCGACAATGTAGGAGAAGAAACATTGCTCGAGTATGACATGAAGAAACCAACCAACTTCACACTAAATAAAGGCCACATCATTATGCACTATGAAACTAAATCCTTACAAGCAACTTAAATTCTACATCGATAAGAACACAGGCATGCTCAAAGCGCGTGTACCTGATATAATCAAAGAGGAAGTGAGCATTGAAATAGATGACCATGAATTGAACATAACAATCAAATAACAATAGAACAATGGCAGAATATAACATTGGAAAGGTAATACCAAATTATCGTGGGCGATATGATATAAAAGGAAACACCTCCTACGAGGATTTAGATGTGGTGGCGCATAATGGCTGCGCATGGGTAAGCATGGTAAATAACAACAAATCAGAACCAAGCGAGAGTAACACAAAATGGCGTTTGTTGGTTGATAATTCAAGCAATGAAGCATTAGAAACAAATCTCGGAACGTTTGCTTATTCACTTCAAATAATCGGTCAACGTCTTGAAGAACTCACAAATAAGATTGAGGAGGTAAACCAAACGGCGCAAGAGAACAAGAAGAATGCATTTGAAAGTGAAACGCTTATCAGGGACTCAATTAACAGCGCAGCATTTGTAAGAACTAAGCTAAATGAAATGGGAACACGCCTGCAGAAGATAGAAAACAAACTCGGAATAAAATAATACTTTCAATACCAACAACCTATGAACTTCCTTGACCTTAATGCTGATGGAAAAACAGACAGCAAAGATTTGCAGATTTGGGCTGCAATTTTACTCCTGATTTCAGGAGTCGTGCTGATATTCCTCGGTTTCTTTAGTCCTCCGATTATCGGCCAAATTCATACAAGCGTTATCACAACAAGTGGTGAACTCTTCACATTTGCCTCATGTCTCATGGGACTGAACCTACATTATAACAACCTATTACAGAAGACAATCGCAACCATGCAGAAGAAAGAAGAAGAAGAATGATTTACCTTTTTATTTGTCATGATAGAGCAGATGAGATTATAATTATCTTGTCTGTTCTTTTTTTGTTCCTTGCAAGGATATAGCGTTTATTTGACGTGTGAGCGTGTTTCTTGTTGTTGGTGGTATGTTGTACTGCAATGAAAGTGATAATGCAGCAGGAAGGGATTAAATGAGGGAATTGAAGGTTGTGAGAGGATTTTTAGGGGGGGGGAGGGTCGATTTTTGAGGAAAAGGCTTGAAATCCCGCCCCTCCTCATTTTTCACACGGCTCAAATTTTTGAAAGTAATTTTCCATTGGAAAATAATGCTATTTTGCAAGATAAGAGATTGCAAAAGGGGTATATATGTAATACTTATTAACGATGATACATTGAAATTCTGTGTACAGATTTTGCCACCTAAAAATAACCGATTAACTTTGCAGAAACAGATTTCTATACACCGCTAAAAACGAGCGTTGAAGAAAATCACTTAACAGTCTCAGAATGAGATTGATATAAGATTTGAGTCCCCACTTTCGGCGAAAAGTGGGGAAGTTTTATTCTATATCAAAGCGACGACACAATGCTTCCGCACACAAGGAAACCACAAGCCCACATATACGCCTACTCTGCTCTCGGGAAAAAACGAAGCCTATTAAGATTTTAAGTTCTTAGGATTTGCCCAACAAAATCAGACAGACTACTTTTGCACCGATTAAACCAATGATTGACTCCATAAGCACAGTGCCTCATCGCTTCACCAATGTACAGAACGTCTTATCTACTATTTTTCCAAACATGTTCCGGCAGATGAAAACATTCTTCTCTCTCCTTTTCTCTTCCCTACTTCTTTTTTCTTGCGGAGTCGACGAACCCCGGCGTCCACAAGACGCTCTGCACGCCGCCGCCGAAGCCTATCCACTCGTGACAGAAACGCAAAACGACGATTTCAGTCCCGTCGTATGGCGTGTGCCTTTGATCCCGCGACAACTCCTCACCGCCACCCAAGATAGTTCTCGGTGGTTGAAACTCCCTCCGACCGAAAAAAACATGGTGAGTTTCGATATTTGGACAGAAGGCGAGACGGTGAATCCTCATCAGCGGCAAAAAGCGACTTTCGTCAAGGAGTTTCAAACAGCGACAAACGCCGAATTCCGCACAACGCCCATACTGTGCGGCATCAAACAGCTGAATGTCTATGGAGTAACCGACGAGAAGAGTGTGCTGCTCAACCACAACGTGCGCATCCACCTCCCCGCCTTCATCAAACTCCCTCTCCGTTTTGAATACGAAGGTGTGGAAGGTTACCATATCATTTGTGTCAGCGACAGCATTTCGCACAGTGGCGATCAAACCATTGAACAAGCCAACGAGGGGGCATTGGGCGAACTACGCCCTACACTGCGCTTTCATTTGCCGAAGACCTTGGCCGAGCAATTCACCTCCCTAAAAGTAGAATTCGAATTGATCAACCGACAAAAACTATCTGCCCTGATCGCACCCGCTCAGCTATTCTAACCCCGCCTTTCCTCGCCCAAAAGTCCATCGACCCGTCTGCCCCCAGTTGAACATCCGCAAAAGCGAACTCACATCGCCGAGAAACGGCGTGACAATACACCCTCAACCTAAGCAAGCCCCTTCCGTTTTCGTGTCCCCCGGCGACACGATGAGCGGAAGGGGCTTGTTCTTCGCAAAAAAATCCGCAATGCCGATGAAGGGCATTGCGGATGGAGAAATGGGATCGCGTTGAAAGTTGGCGAACCACAAGAGTTTGAAGAAGAAAACACACCCGACCGCGGCGAACGCAACGATCGCACACTTCAAAACTGACGTTCGACCACAGCGCGGGCGTGTTATAGAGTAGCACAACTGCAGGAGTTCACCGCCGAGTAGCGGTGACGCGTGCCCACCCCA